TCTTTAAATTCTTCCCATTCTTCAATAGTGCAAATACCTTTCAATGATAATTGAATACGAAGAGCATCGTCAAAGATACGAGAGAATTTATTACGCAGTCTAGCAACAAACTTACTAAACTTAATTTCATCACGGGTGACTTCTGTAACTCTACCAATACCCATGATACCACCACCCTGTGGATCAAGGCGAGAGATTGGTACATTTAATGAGTTTAATAGCTTCTTATGGAAATATACAACATCTTCCATCTGGCCTAAGTTTTGTCCAGCAGGTAACGTAGTAATTTCAGTACCTTTACCACCTTCACGACGAGGCAACCAAAAATCTTCTAGCATTGAAAGGTGTTTACGCTCATCACGAATTTCACCAGTATTAGCATCGTATACTAACTTGTTACGATACTGTGTCATAATAGACTTCATATATTGTTCAGCCTTACCTTTTGGTAAGTTACCTACATCAATATAAAATATACGGCGTTCTGGTGCTCTTGATAAACGGTAAATAACAACAGCATCTTCAATCATTCTTAATTGATTGAGTGACTTAATTGCTTTATGTAAGTAAGAGATTACAAAAGTGTTCTTTGCATCCATCAAACCAGAGTTAACATTTAATATTGTCTCTGGTGCAATTCTTAAACCTTGATTTACACCTGATGTATATGTTTGTGTTGTTGTGCCACGATCATTATACACATAATATTCGGCTGTAGATTTAATAATCTGAGCACCAGTTTTTGGATCTCTATCTTTTTGAATCTCACGCACCTTACGAATCTTGCGTGGGTCAACATATCTTAATTCTTGTATACCATCTTTAGGATTTTTATCATTAACAATTACTTGATAGTAAATTCTACCATCAATATACCAGCGCTTGAATAAATCATCAGCCAAATTTGAGAAGTTTAACATCTTTTGGATGTTTTTAAACTCCTCAAGTATTTTCTTTTTGATTGATTCTGGTTGTTTTAGATTATCCATATTGATATCTACAACAGTACCATCACCTGCATGAGTAATTGCCTCATTAACGATTTCATCAATAGCCATATCACATTCAGGGTGATTTGACATTTCACGGTAACGAGTAATTAGTTCCAGTTCATTACGAACCGAACCTTCTAAGTCAACATATGTGCCGTAATGAGCATTCTGTGTGATGGTAACAGCACCATCATCAAGCGCCTCTGTTGGAAGCGTGAAAGAAGCTTGTTCAGGTTTCTCAACCTGAACAATATCTTTTTTACCTAAAGTAAAACCAAATAATGTTACAGCCACGGAGTATACCTCATTCTATATCATTTTAAAAAGTAAAAAAGAAACGAATTTCTTTTTCTTACACAACACCAGCTTCAACCGCTTCCCACCATTGGAAAGACAAACCTACGGTAAATTCTTCAATAGCATCATTTGAACTCCAATCAACCTCAATTGGAGCTACATCGGTTGGAAACACACCTATAAAGTTATAGGTTTTTAATGCATCTCCATTTTTACCGTACTGGACAACTTGAGAATCAACTGTATAACTTCCAGGTGTTTGTGCTAAAGGATTACGAACATTCAGACTATGACTATTTATGCCATTCATCCATCTTTCAAATGCATTACGGACAACAAAATCTTCATCATTGATAATTGTGATTGTCCAATCTGTAAATGTTCTGTTACCAGCAAATTTTAATTCACGACCAAAGTATTGAACCGGCACAACGCCTATGGTTGAACCAGGCAATTGTGCGGATCTACACATAAAGGTCAGCTTTTGCTGTGCGTTCGCTGGATTAGAAAATCCAGGAAAAGGCATCGTCACCTCAAATAAATTTGGGCGGGCGCCGTCTCCTGTCATCTGCGAACGGAATTGATTAATATTAAATGCCATTTGTTTTCTCCTGTTCCTTTATGTATTAGAATCGGCCAACAATTTCATCAAACGAAACGCCGGTACGAACCGCAACAAAATTCAATTGAATGAAGTTAACTGATCGTGCTGGCTTAATGTATATATCACCAACAAACTCATTGCGATCAATAACTTCTCCTGTGTTATTAGTTGTATCGCAAACAACACGATAGTCAGTAATACCACGGCGACCTTGAACATCACGCAAATAAGGTTCTACTAAGTTAACAAATTGAGCTCTGGTAAACTGATCGTTAAATTCAAACATTGTTGAACGAGCAGCACGAGCAATAGTTTTTTCTAACACAATAAACAGACGGCGAACATTGATACGGTCAAATACTGATGGACGATTCAACATTGTCTTATCGCCAAACAGGATTGTACCTTCACCTTGGAATGTAACAACTGGATTAATACCTTGAACATATAGGTTATCACGTTCTGTTTTGCTAGGATTCCAAGCAAGTTTAATCAAATTCTTAATTACACCACGATTCAAACCACCTGGAGAGAACCAAGGATCACGTTCAAGGTCTGTGCGAGCACAAACACCAGCAATGTCAGCATTTAAAGGAACCCAACGATAAACATCATTGTATCTGTCATATTGATATTTGTAACCTGAATCAAGAACAGCATACGATGAACTTGTCAATCCTGAACGGAAAGAAAGAACAGATGTTGATTCTGCCGCAGCATTATTAACAACAGATGATTTAGTTGGTGATAAGAACACCATGCAATCTTTGCGGCTTTCAACTAGTGAAATCAAACTAGCTGCTAAAGTAGCATTACCTGGACCAGAAATTAATAACGACAATTCTACCGCATCTTGAGCGGCGAAAAAATTATAAGCATCAGTAACTTCTGTATTACCAATTGTACCATCTGCACCAGCACTCATTGATGCAGAGAAAGGTGTGTTGATGTTTGTATATGTTTTAGCTACAGAACTTGTTCCCCAATTTGATGCACCTGGTTGATGATTTAACCACCAAACATATTGTGATCTATTATTGATAACATTTTTATAATAATTTGATTCACCTTCATTAGTTATTGCATCTGATGCTTTTGATACAAATGAATATTTTTCAAGAACTGTGTTGGCAGTACCAGCGAATATACCATCTTCATCAACAACAATAACATGCAATTCATCTCCGCTACCGGTGTTATCTGATACATAATCAGAAGTTCCTGGTGCAACGCCAAACTGGTCAGCATATTGCCATTTGCGTAAGATTGCTGTACCAACAACAACGGTTCCTAATGCAGTAGCTGTAACAATTGCAGATGTATTAACAGAAGCCACACGAAGATATGTTGTACCACCGTCAACTGAAATTAAGTCGCCAGCAACCACGTTAGCAGCTGCATTTGCATTACCGTTAACATTCAGAGTTGTGGCACCAGAGGTAACAGCATTTGCTCTTAGTGAGTCTGTGACAGTTAAGTTTGATGAAAATGCTTGTGAACTTGGACATATAGAAATTCTTAGTGAATTTCCTGCTGCGCCTGCATATCTAGCACCAAATGGACCAAGTGATGTATTGGCCGATGATTCCCAGTTTGCAACATAGTCACTTTCATTTTTAATCAAAGCACCAACGCCGTTTGCGGTGGCGTTATATGTTGATGAAGTGTTTGCAGCACGAACGACTTTTAAATTATTTGTATAAGCTAGAAAATTTGCAGCTGAGAACCAGTATTCATAATTTGTAGAGTCTGGTTTACCAAAACGGTCAACAAGGCGAACCTCGTCAGAAATGGTAATGACTTCACCAACTGGACCCCAGTTAAAATTTCCAGCAACGCCACCAATTGAAGTAGCAATAGAAGGGATAATTGTAGTCAGGTCAATTTCTGATACATTTACCCCAGGTGATAGCTGAAATGCCATGGATTTCTCCTTAGTTTACGGGTCAATTATTCTTTATATTCTATTTAGTTTTTTATAAATTTGAGCTTAAATAACCAGCTGGAACTTCTGGTTTCCAAACATCACCTGAGTCAACAACAAATTCTTCTTCCAGACCATTTTGTATAAAACCAAATGGTATCACATCTTCTTCTATTTGTTTTATTCTTTCTTGGTACATAGCTTCACGAATATTAACATTATTTAATTCTTTAAAGTATGAGTTTGTTGTTAGCCAACTAAACAATACCAAAGGCATTACCAGATCATCATGGTAACCATCATCAGCTGCATAACTATCTCTTACCTGAATGAAGGTTGATATTTCTGATATAGTATCCGCATCCATTATTAAGAGTTTCTTTTCTTCAACTAAAGCTTTGAATGTAAAGCAACCAATTCTTTTTACTCTTTTGTCTGTTTGAACACCTAATTGAGTTTTACCACCACCAAAACCACCTGAAACCACCTGTCCTTTCTTAGTATCCCTGTTTACGAAAATGATATTGTCATATTCTAATTCATTATGCATGATATGAGCAACTTGTTCACTAGAGTTTATTTCAATCATAACATACGCATTATTATAATCTTTTGCAATTTTATGAATAACAGTTGGGTACAACATTGGTGCTATCTTATTATCTCTAAATTTACCAACAAGTTTATAAGGCACTTCGGTAATATCTACAATAACAAATGCGGAGTAATCGCCGCCAACTCCTTTTGCCGTATCAGCAACAATAACATAGGTATGAGGCTTGGTAACTAACTTCTCATCTTCATCTCTTTGCCCATTTATTGGGTATTCATACAAATCTAAACCATCTTTGGAATAGACTGTAGGACAAGTTGTCATATACTCAATAGTGTCTGAGTTAATTAGTGTTAGGGACGATCCTAAGAACTTACAGAGCACTTCCTGATTGTATTTCAGATCACCAAGCTGACGCTTCTGTTCAAGTGCCCACTTCTCATCTCTGCCTGGAATCTCCCAATATGGAATATACATTGGCACGAAATCGTTATTTTTATTAATAGCATCATTCCAAAACTTCCAAAAATGATTATAACCCAATGGTGTTGAGGTAATAAGAATCTTTGTAGTTTGACCAGCAGAAATAACTGGATACACAGCAGTAAAAAATGCATCTGCTACGGTATTTGGAATGATTGCAGCTTCATCAATATACAATAGGTTAACAGATTTACCACGAATACCAGCAGCAGTTGTTGCAGAGGTAAATACAATTGAACCATTTTCTAATTCAATGTCACCTTTGTTCCATGTCTTAATACCTTGCTGCATCCATGGTGGTAAATACTCAAACATCAATTGGTACCTAGACATAATTTCACGAGCCGTTGCAGACTTGTTTGCTAAAACTGCAACACTCTTATTGTCTTGAAATAATGTATACCATAAAATATAGGCGGCAGCTGAAGTCGTTTTACCTTGTTGACGGCCTTCCATAAGAATAACTTTGCGATTGTCATGGATTAATTTAATCTTTTTCTTTTGACAATCGTAAAGCTTAAACGGTTGAATACCGTGGTCAAGTGTTACAATATAACAGTAATTATCAATAAAATATATTGGATCTTTTACACATTTAGCAATTTCCAATACCTGTTCTTCAGAATAGGAAAAATCAATTCCTATTCTTTTTAGTGATGAGTTGCCGTTATAACCATTATTATTATTCATCTTCTACTTTATAATACTACGCAACATCCATGCTTTCTTTTGATGAGCACTTAAAATATCTTGTAAGAAATTAGACACAGCTGGTTCACCGGCCTGATCTGCTGCAACAATGCCTGCTCGGAGATGGAAAATAAAACGGTCATTATCTTCTTTTAATTCAGTCATCATCATAGCAGGAGATGGAATAGCATCTACGGCTTCTTTAATGTCTGATAACTCAAGAAATCTTTCCATTGAACCCGGAACATAAGCATCTAAGTATCTAATATTTTCTGCGATTGGATCTGTTTGTGCAAATACTTGATTGTAAAAATTATTGAGGAAATCGTGATATTGTGGAAAGTTTGCACCTTCAATGTTCCAATGGTAATTGTGGCTCTTTAAATACAACGCAAAGTTTGTACCTAAAATAACTTTAAGTTGTTGGATTAATTGTTCCATAATTATCTATTCTCTCTAATTTGCTTTAGTAATTCTGCTGTTGAACCCACAAAGACTGCTTTTTCCACATTAATGGATTGTTTAATGTCTTGTGGTTTCAATTCTTGTTTTTTCTTTTGTATATCTAATAAATCTTTATTCAGATCAGATAGTGTTTTGATAAAGTTACCTAATACTTCATAGGCTCTTGGGTGTTCAGATTCTTGAGCCACCAAAATTAAATTATCAACAGCTATTTCACCTTTACCCAAGAGTGATTTAATATTTTTTCTTGCTAAAGCAGAATCAGCATTTATCTCATCTGCTATTTCTAAATCTGTTTTTATTGGTACTTCTACTATTTCAGTATATTTAATTGGTTCAACATCAAAAATTTCAGATAGATTATTGTTTAATTTGTTCATAATGTATTTGGCCATTCTGTAAACAACTCATCAAATCCATAAGCACTATTTGCATTAGCTGTAATTGGATCAGGCGTTGTCACAATCATAAAAGCTTTAACTGGATTTTTATCAAGAGTTGAAATTGTATACGAAGCATTTGAATACATGCCAACAACCTTGTCATTTGCAGCAAGGTCTTTATTTAATGCACCAACAATCAATGTACCTGATGCATTATTACTAAAATATATAACTTCGCCTTTGACGCCTCTTGCGACAACTTCAACATCTTCACCAGTAGTATATACACCGGTGCCCGTTGCATAATTTACATAAACTTTTTGTGCATCAAGATTTCTAGCATCGGTATATATGTTTGTATTGGCCTTACGAATCACGCTACTTGTTTTAACTGCGGGCCAAATGTAAGCTTTAACTGTAAATGTTAAATCCCACATAATCAACCTTGTTGTTGAAAAGTCACCTTCATAATCGGTTGATGGTGAAACAGAAGTTAATATGATAGGCACATCATATACCTGATCCATTTTGTTAATGAAATCAATTGTAACAGTAAAATCAGGAGTAAAAAATGGTAAAATTTGTTCTAATATTTGTGTGCCATCTTCTGTGTTTCTAACATAAATTGATAAAGTAAAATCAAAATTATAAGGAATTGGTGCATACTGACTATTAAATTTTGTTGAATTATTAGCTGCAAAATTCTGTAGAGTTGACATTTGTTTACGGCTAGAATCATATTCCATGCCCACCAAATCAAAACTCATTCTTGGAACAATAGTCGCAATTGATTTTGTTAAATTTGGATCAGAAGTAATTCGTGCAAGATATTTTTCTTTTGCACCATAAGAAAGTGGTACTTTTGTAATTTCTTTTGCCGTTAACCCATCTTTTGTATAACGAACCAATTGTATATCATTAAACATGGTGCCAAAAGCGACCACGATTTTACGAATTGTTCTGTTATAAAAATGAGTATTACCAAGCATTAAGCTTCTCCAAACGGATTTTTCTCGGTAAAATCAAGTATAGAATCCGATTCTGTTTCAATACGATTATTATCTACAACATCTTCAAATGTATCATTCATCAATGCAGTATCAGAAACGGTATTAATGATCCAATTTGCATTACCAGTATTACCACGAACATTACCAGAATTAAATGTTCCTATTACTCTTATAATATCAAGAGAAGTACCTGTATTATATGTATATACTATTGCCTGTGCGGTTGAGTTAGCTA